GCCTGTTCCACCCGGTGAGAGTTTTGGTCCTGCCCTGACTGCGTGGGCAAAGCGCGTGCTCAATATTGAGTTAATGGAGTGGCAAAAGCGCATTTGTAACGACGCGTTGACTGTGGATGCTGACGGCGACTTTGTGTTCCGTGAGGCTTGTATTAGTACGGCCCGACAAAACGGCAAGAGTCTGGTGATGCGTGCTGTCGCCGGCTTCATGGCTACCGAGTATGCAGCTGCACGCCGTGAACCTCAGACGATCGTCATTGTGGCCAACCAAAAGCGTCGGAGCATGGCCTTGTTTCGGGATGTTGTCCGCGACCTTGAAAACTTTGATTGCAAGGTTCGTTGGCAGAACGGTGACGAGCGGATCAACTTCCCAGACGGCTCGAGCATTTCAGTCGTCGCGGCGTCAGCTCACGCGCACGGCATGACAGCGTCAGTTCTGCTGGTGGACGAAGTGTGGGACATTGGTCCCGACGTTGTTTTTACAGCTCTGCGTCCGTCACAAATTGCGGTCAAGAATCCGATGATGATGATGTTCTCTACTGCTGGCGACCAAGGTTCAACGGTGTTGTTGCAACTTCGAGAACAGGGCATTGCGGCGATTGACTCGGGTCAACCAACGGCGCTCTATTTCGCTGAGTGGTCACTTCCGCCCGGTGTGAGTCTTGAGGATCGGTCGCACTGGGGATGGGCTAACCCAGCGTTGGGGACGACGATCACGGCCAAGGCTTTGGAGTTGGCTTACGACTCACCAAACCGTCAAGCGTTCATTCGTGGCCACCTAAATCTGTGGGTGGATTCAACAAACTCTTATTTGCCGATCAACCTATGGAATGATCGCAAATCCGACAAACCAGCACCACCGACCCAGTGGCTCACCATTGACTCATCGGTTGACGACTCGCGCTACGTCGGAATCTCAACTGCTTTTGATGACGGTCGCGTGATTGTGTCGGTCGCGTTTGTTGTCGAGTCGGCTGCACAAATGTGGGAGGAAGTTGTGCGGATCATGCACGACCAAACGGTAAAACTTGCTGTCACCCCGTCGCTAGAAATTCACTGTCCCCCAGACCTACGGCGTCGTATGCAAATCGTCGGCTACGCCGAGTTACTCAAATGGACTGCAGCTTGTCGCGCCATGATCGTGGAGGATCGCGTCAACCACACTGGCGATATTGCACTGGCCGAACATCTCGCTCGAGCCGTGGCCGTCAAAACTGGCGGGTCTATTGTTCTTAGTTCGCAGAAGTCACCCGGTCCGATTGAGTTGGCGCGCTGTGCCGTGTGGGGAATCATGCTTGCGTCCAAACCAGTACGGTCGTCGCGTGCCGCTTTTGCTTTTGGCTGAGGGTACTTAACACAGAACAAAAAGTGTGAGAGAATCGCTAGTGATGGCTCTTTTCGGTAGCAAGAAAGTAAGCGCAACCCCTGCGTTTGCGTCCGCGCCGATACAGGCTGCAGCAGGTTCTGCCGCACAGGTGGGTCAGTTCTATACGTACTCCGTCGGGGCGTCGCAAGAACTGGCCCTCTCTGTTCCCACTGTTGCCCGCTCGATTCAAATGATTGCGTCCATGGTTGGCTGCTTAGAACTTAAGCATTACACCACCCAGTGGACTGGCGAAGAGTACGAAGAGATCTATTTGGAGAACGAGTCGTGGATGGATCAGCCCGATCCCAAGGTCACGCGCAACTTTATTTTCTCCCAGCTCGTCACGGACCTTATGCTTCACGGTCGCGGATTCTGGTACATCACCAGCCGATCCACTGCCACAGGACGCCCGCTTTCGTTCCAATGGTTACCCGCCGCAATGGTGACGACCATGGATCAGGCTGGACCGCAATGGTTCGGCCCGTCCGACCAAGTCGAATTCAACGGTTACCCACTTGCAACCGATGACGTCGTGCAATTCTTAGCACCAACTCAAGGTCTGCTTTATACAGGCAACCGGGCAATCATGACGGCCTTAAAACTTCAGCAAGCCGCCGACCGTTTCGCTGTCAACGAAATTGCCGCTGGCTGGTTGCAACAAACCGACGCATCCGAACCAATGTCAGCCGAAGATCTTTCCGAACTTGCAGCTGCTTGGCGTAACGCTCGACAAGTTGGTGCCATTGGCGCACTTAACAGCGTCGTCACTTTTAAAGAGTTCTCCAGTGACCCGAACAAACTGCAACTGATTGAGTCGCGTCAATTCCAGTCGCTAGAACTGTCTCGGGCCACTGGAATACCTGCTTATTTGCTCGGTATTGGCGTTCAGGGTTACACCTACCAGAACGCGCAACAGGCACGCCAAGATCTTTACTTGTTTGGCACCAAACAATATTTAGATGCCATTGAGCAGACTCTGTCAATGAACCAACTTTTGCCCCGTGGACGCTACGTCAAATTTGATGTTTCCGACTATGTGTACGAAAACGATCTAGGAAATGTTGAGCGCGAACCCGCTTTTGATTCAGGAAACCGCGAGGAAGAATATTCATGATTAGATTGACCGCTCAACAGATCACGCTGGACGCGTCCGCTGATGGTGAACCGTCGCGTCAAATTACTGGCCTTGCTGTCCCGTGGAATGTCAAGGCCCAATTAAGTGGTGGTGAAAGTGTGGTCTTTCTTGAGGGCTCACTGCCCGAGGACGGCCCAATGCCGAAACTCTTGGAATACCACGACGACACGCGCGTCATTGGTCGAGTCACCGAGCGCGTATCAACTTCTGAAGGCATGATGTTCGTGGCAAAACTGAGCGCCACTCGCGCCGCCGATGATGCTCTCGCACTGCTTGCCGACGGCGCGCTAGACAGCGTTTCGGTCGGAGCAATCCCCACCAAGTTCAAGCGCCTGTCAGACGGGACTCTAGAGGTCTCTCAAGCCCGATTTGTAGAACTGTCGCTTGTCACTGTGCCAGCGTACGAATCAGCACAGGTCTACTCAGTCGCCGCCTCATCACCCGATGAAAGCGAACCCGACGAAACCGAAACCCCAACAGAAACAACCCCAACACCATCCGAGGAGGATGAAATGTCAGAACCCACAACCGTTGAAGCCGCAGTTGCGACTCAACCCATCTATGCAACCGCCGTTAAGCGCGACGCAAAATTGCCGACCGCTGTCGAATACTTGAGTGCTGCCATTGCTGGCGGAACTGCTTGGGAACGTATGCACGAAGCACTTCGCGCCGCAGCTCCCGACGTGGTCACCAGCGACACACCCGGTGTGCTCCCAACCCCAATCCTTGGGCCTGTCTACAACAACTTTGTCGGTCGCCGTCCAGTTGTCGATGCAGTCGGTGCCAAGTCGATGCCCGGTGGAGGCAAGATCTTTATCCGTCCCGAGGTCACGACCCACACCAGCATTGGTGCAAGCCTTGCCGAAATGTCCAACCAGTCAGGCACTTTCGTGGTGAGTTCGAATCAGGTCACCAAGCAAATTTTCGGTGGCTATGTAAACATCTCCGAAGCCGATCTTGATTGGACCGATCCCGCAATCTTGTCAATCTTGCTTGACGACATGGGCCGTATCTACGCCAACGCAACCGACAACTATGCAGCCGATACTTTGGTCGCTGGCGCAACCACAACTCAAGCGTTTACCGCTGCCGACACTGACGACCCGTCAGTTTGGGCCGCTGAAATTGCTGAAGCTGCAGCAACGATCCTCACTTCGTCAAATGGCAACTTGCCGACTCACTTGTTCGTGGCTCCCGGTATTTGGCAAGATTTGATTGCTTTGTCGGATTCGAGCAAGCGTCCGTTATTCCCACAGATCGGACCGATGAACGCATTTGGTAATCTTGCACCCGGTCAAGTCAACGGAAACGCGTTTGGTCTGCAAGTTGTTGTTGACCGCAACTTTGCAAGTGCGACTTGTATCGTCGGCGACGCATCTGGTTACGAACTGTTTGAACAGCAGAAGGGCGCGATCTCGTTGGACAACCCGTCCACCTTGTCACGCACTATTGCGTTCCGTGGCTACTTCGCCGCATTGATGATTGACTCAAGCAAGTTCGTCAAGTTCACGTTCGCCTGATCCGACTGACTAAGTAGAGAGACTGCACCATGGCCACATTTAGCGTGACGCATCACCAGCGTCTAGACGATGTTGCTGTGGTGCAGACCCTCGAAGCAACCGACATAACAGTCGGCCAGACAATCACACTCACTGGACTCGGTCACGGTCTTAACGGCACCTACATTGTTATTGCTGTACCGGTTAACTTGTTTGCTGGCGTTAACGAAGCAGGCGACCTGCTTTACAACGAAAACGAAATCATTGTTAACCAGTTGATGTTTCAAGATGTCGGCGACGATCTAGAACGATCTGCAGCCGATCCGTTTGGAACTTTGACATGGACTTTGACGTGCACATGGACCACTGTCGCAGCTGTTCAAGAGTTTCTTGGGATCGCGTCGGCCACGGCAAATGACACGGCGTTCCTAACGACTTGTGTCGCAGCTGCAAACTCTTGGTGTTTCAGGCGTCGCGTGCAGGCTGGTTACCACGACAGTCTCACGACTGTCCCTGACAGTGCTGCACTGTTAGGAACTACGCTTTACGCCGCAGGGCTTTACCGTGAACGCGGGACCACTGGAGACAGTTACGCGTCGTTTGGTGACATGACAGGACCACCGCTAATGACCTTGGGTCGAGTCAACCAGTTGCTCGGCATTAAACGATCGCAGTGTGCATGAAATGGCAGGCATTTTCACGGACGCGATTGATGCTGTCTCAGCCACGATCACGGCTCTCGGGCTTAAGCCTGTCACTGATCCTCGCAACGCTCGACCGCTTACTGTATTTATTGAGCTTCCTGTTTTCACTGCGTTCAATAACCAAACGGCGGACATCACGATTGATCTCCGAGTGTTGGGCGCGCCACCCGGCAACAGCGACTCTACGACGTACATACTCGGAATCGTTGATGAACTGATGAACTCTTCTCTTGCAGTTGTATCTGGACGGCCTTCGCTTGCTCAGATCGGATCGCAAGATCTACCTGCTTATGACCTCACAATTAGAATCGGCTCAAGCCGCAGATAAAAGGACAAACAATGCCCACAACTTACCTATCAAACCCAACCGTCAATGTCACCAGCCCGTCAGCAATCGCGCTCACCAGCAACTGTTCTGCAGCGGTATTGACCCTTACGGCAGAGGCGCTTGAAAACACGAGCTTCGGCCAGACATCCCGCACCTACACGGCTGGGTTGTTCAGCAATGAATTGACCCTGACCTTGTTCCAAGGTTACGGAACGACTGAAGTGGAAACCTACTTGAACAGTTTGTTCGGTGTTGCCTCCACCATCGTTGTCAGCCCGTCTGGAACAACCGAGTCCGCTTCGAATCCTGAATACACCCTCACTGGTTGCTACCTTGAGACCGTTACGCCAATTAACGCAACCGTCGGCGAACTGTCAGTCGTTGAGGCCGTGTTTAAGGGTGGCACTTACGCACGCGACATCACCACACCGTAATCCGTAAACTGATCCAATCCCGACTAGGAGAACCATGAAATTAACACTTAGCGTCCGACTCACCGATGGTGAGACTTACCAAGTAATCACGAACCTGTTTGTGATCATTTCGTGGGAGCGTAAATTCAAACGACGAGCATCAGATCTGAGCAATGGGATCGGGATGGAAGACCTAGCGTTCATGGCCTATGAGGCCAGCA